GTGAATTCTCTGTAACTGTATATGTTATATCTGCCATTGATTATACGTTTGTTTCTAGATCTATAATTTGTTGATTAGCTGATAGTAGCTGCTCTCTTAATTGTGCTATTTCATCTAATAGTGGTTGAATATCTTCTGTTACTTTATCGAAGGTTAATAATTCCGAACTCTTTTTTACCAGGTATTGGTGAGAGTTTTTTTCTCCTTGTACATCGATAACATAATAAAGCTTTTCATATAGGCGAAACAATTCCTCAGAGGTATCTGTATCTTCCTCAGGAATTGGTTGTGTAAAGGTTTCAAAAGATGTATTTATTACTCTATTAAAGTCTGTAGTATTAAATACTGTCTTTTTTATTTCTATATTATTAGCCATTTCTTACCACTTTAAATATATTTTGATTATCCACTACTGTAGTACTTCCATCTAAAGTTGTCTTTATTAATATACGGTAATATCTTTCAGGTTGCAAGCCATCCATATATACATCAAAAAATCCTCCATTTGAATCACAACTTATTTTTGTAAAATCTGTATCAAAATTAACAACCATCTCCTCTGTATTCTCATCTCTTAACCCCCAGCTTGAGCTAGATGGTAGAGCGTAATTTATTAAATATGCAGAAGAAGTTGTAAAGGTTCTAACTGGGTATTTAGGTCTTGCTGATACTCTAAATCTCTGTTTCCCATTATCCACATACCTCCCTTTATTGTTTGTAAGGTTTATAACTGCTGTACTACTTGAGATAACTGAAAGACTTCCTGTACTGTAAGTACTATCATCCCATTTAAATTCTAGGAATGGTGGGTAGATAGTATTTGTGTCTACGCCGAAGTATTTGAGTCGGATAGAGGCTGTTAGGTTATATTCAAGATTGTTGGGGAGTTTTATGATAAACCCGTTATTATCTATTGTTTCTGTGTTAAATAGGTCTATTGCAGTGGTGACGTCTATATTTACATCGTTGGTTGAGTTTAGAACATGTAGCTGTGTAAATTCTAGATTTACTCCATTTGAACCTGTATACCAGTTTCCACCTCCCGGTGTTGATCCTGATTGATACGAAGCAGTTACTGTTCCTGGAAATGAATTTGCTAACCATGGTGATGATAAGCCTACTTGCTTATACTGCCAAGAAACTCCTGAGGTATTTACTGGCTGATCTCCAAATTTACCTGCACCACTATCCCATGCTCCGTAAACCGGATAAGCATAAAGGTTGTAGTTAATTGGTATTTCGTATGCATCTGCTAGATACAAATGTAGACTTGCACTATAATCTGCTGCCCCTATTTTATTAGCAATTACATCTTGAATCTCAGCAGTACTATACTGTACTAGTATTCGGTTAGTATCCCCTACACCCGAAATATCTGAGTATCCTCCTATTTCAATTATTTCATCCTTACCTGCATTACCTGTTGGTACTTCTGTAAAGATAAATGTGTCCTTCTCAGGAAATATTCTATATACTGCCATCTTATAGTGTTGTTATTCTTCCTTTAATATCTGTATTCGGGTATTTTACTTCAAAAATCATTGGATCATAAGAAGGGTATACTATGTTATTTCTAGTTGCTCCTGTAATATCGTATGCGTATTCTGAGTAGTCTCCTCCTGCTTTATTTATTATTGTTATTTTTTGTACAGTTTGTACTCCTTTTTCTTTATCAAGGAGTGTGTATATCGCTGAAAGGTTTATTGGTTCGTTAATATTCCATCTAGATATATTAAAATGCTGTTTTAACCTATTAGTACAAGCAAGCAATACATCTTTACCTAAGAAATCTGGTCTAGTAATAATATCAAATTGAATTTCTATATTTACTATAAAAGCATCTTTAAAATTTAAAGAATCAGTAAGTATCATGTATTCTGCTAGATACTTTTTTAAATTATTTTTTAAATTATCTGATGAGGCTATTAGGTTTTTATTGTAATCATAGGCTAGTGAGTATATTGATAATGATAGTGGATTACTATCTATAATGCTATCTGTTTTTAAATTAGGATTAGTTAATTCATCCTGAACTACATGTACTTTTGCAATAGATCCATACTTGGCCGGCATTGATAGGCTTCTTACTGCATAATCCTGTAATGTTACTGCTCTACCTTGTTCATTGAACGCTCTCATTGAATTTTGCCTTAATTCCTCTACTGTATCTCCATCTCTTCCTCCATCTGCTGCTAATGGATTATTAAAAGTAACTGTACTGGTATCTCCTGTTACACTGCCTCCGTACCCTATTAATGTTGTTAAAGCGTTTGCTGGTATATTTGCAGATACTCCTCCTCCTACTAGGTACTTTATTGTTAATGTAGTATTTGAAGGTGCTAAACCATATGCTTGTGTTGAGATAAAATTAGAAGGATCGTATGCATAAGTTATCCTATTAATTCCTCCTGGTATTAGTCCTAGTCCTACATTTGTTGGGTCTGGTGTTATTATTGTATCATCTTGCCCTGATATTCCTGCTCCAAACTGTATTTGCAATTGTCCGGTAGATGTAAATCTAGTTACAAATCTTCTTGGAACTTTTTGAAGAGATAGTAAATAAGGTACAGTTCCTTTATCAGTAGAAGTATTAACACTATCTACAAATATTGTATCTTGTCCTAAGAACGGTACTTCATACCATATTGTATTTCCACTATTTTCAGTTATTGATAGAACTCCTATTATATTTGTATCATTTATTGTTATAGTTTTATACTTTTCTACAGAAGTAATTACCTCTGTTGCAGTTCGAACTTCTCCAGAATATGCTTTTGCTGTTTTTAATAACCTATAGTTAACTGGAATTCCTAACCCATCTACATTTTCAACTGTAACTTGTGTATCATCGTAAGAGCTTGAGAAGTTAAAGTTGATGGGTTTATCTATGTAATAATTAGTTTGCCCGGTAGTGGTTGCTTTTAATCGAGTGTTTGCAGGTAGTTGTAATGCTTGAGACCAATCAGGAACTACATCAGTTGATGTGGAGTTAGGTATTGCATCTACTAAGTGAGATACTTCTACATCTACTTCAGCAGCGGTTGTTATTTTTGGTCTATACCCCATCATATAAGCGAGGTTATATAGGTTTGCAGGATTTTTAGCGTGTTGTATATATGTTTCTTGTAGCTGTGTATCTTGGTAGAAGGATAATATATCTCCTACATACGCAGCCATCTCTATAAACATCATTCCAGGGGAAGCGGGAGTAAAATCGTTATACGAGTCTGGAAAATAGTTTTTTGCATATTCGATTAATTGTGATCTAAAATCACTGAAATCCCTATTTACGTACTTTATATCTCTATCTTGAGTCATTATTGTTGAAAGTTTATTAACAATTCATCTTCTATATTTGTAAAGTTTACTCCGTATTTCATATAAATTACTACTGTATTTGAATTTAGATCCTCTACTACTGTTAAATCTATAATACTTACATTGTTAAACCATATTTCTATTCCTCTTCTAATTGTTGAATCAATTACATCTAATACATCTGCTGTTAATTGCTCGAAAAGTAGAGATCTAATATTTGCTCCAAAATCTGGGTTTAAGTATCTTTCTTGCTTATTTGTTAGTAGAAAGTTAATTAGATTTGATTTTAATGCTTCTCGTGTAGTATAGGTAGGGGTAAATACATCTCTAGAAGAAAAGGGGAGTCTTACTCCTACTATTTTTCTTGGCTGTAAATCTAAGGGATTTATTTTCTCTATATTAAATGCCATTACGCTCCTAGTCTTTGTTTATCTTTTTCTACTGATGCTTTATATATTGCTCCTGCGTTTTTAATAAAATCTAATTGAGATAGATCTATACCTGGTTCAGGACTTTGACTATACCCACTATAATCTCCTCCATCTACCATTGTAGAATTACCACCTATTACATTTTGGTACTCACCACTAGTCATAGTATGTTTAGTTTCATTTAATAAATCCATAATAGGATCTCCTGTCGATACAGGTCTTGCTACTGGTGGTTTATAATTTTCGTATTTTGTTACGGTGTTTATAGGTGTTT